TCGCCGTGTCCTCTTCCATTTATATATCTTATGTCTGCGAGTTGAAAACCGTTTTCCGGCCCTTTTATCGGGAATATATTTTGCAAAAGATCCAATGATAGGAGTATTAAGAAGTTCAACCTTTCGTTCAGATGCATTATCAATTAACTTTTCTGCTTCAGATAACGCTCTTTGCGAAGGAATACCAACAAATGGAACTCCTAATAGCAAACTATGAACTGCCGCACCAAGATTATCTTCACCTATATGAGCAGCAGTTTGTGTAGCAGATGCAAGTAAAACTGGTATTGCTACAGCAGCACTACCAAGTGGTCCAGCTACGTCTGATGCAACCACATCTGTTGTAACAATAGCTGTACTAGTTGCACTATGAAACGCAGAAAGACCTACATCTAAAAATGGTCCTACAAACGGTGATTTCTTTAACCATTTGAGAACAGTTGCATAACTATAAATATTATTTGTAAGATTTTGTAAAGGTTCTGGAAGATATGTTTGTAAGTAACTAATTGTTGATCGTACTGCTTGATCTGTTAGTTGATGTTCTTTTCCACCTTTCTGTTTCAATCTAGCATAGACTTCCTTTGCAGTTTTTTTATCAAACACAGGGCGCGTTTTTTCTGTATCGTAAAATACTGAATTTTGTAAATCTTCTGCACTTTCAAATTTATGACTATATAGAAATTTACGAAGACTTAGTACTTTAGTAGCCTTTTCTGCAACTGTTTTGTTTTTTGTTTTTTGTTCGATAAATCGACGAACTTCTAGCTCGTCTTTTTTGTATAGTGGACTTTCGTATATCCAGTACATTATTTAATAAACAAAGTAATATTTCAAATGACTTAATAAATATAAATGGGAAACGGCGAAAGTGAAAGTCAGGAAGTTTCGACGAACATCCATTGGACAAACCGGCTTGAGGAATACTTTGCTCAAACCGGTGAAAAAGCAAGTGGATTGGCATGGGTCCATAAGCGTTCTGAAGATATATACACTGGTAAAAAGACTTATCTTGATCTTCCAGTCATCATATTATCGAGTGTTACTGGCTTTGCATCTGTTGGTGCGCCAAGTTTATTTGTAGGAAATCAGGGTCTTGCATCGACTATTATTGGAGTTGCATCATTAACTGTTTCAATTCTTAATACGGTGGGTTCGTATTTTAACTGGGCAAAACGAGCTGAAGGGCATAGAATTTCATCTCTTCATTATGCGCGTTTGTATAGATTTATTATGATTGAAATGGCTTTACCTCGCGATGAACGAATGAGTCCACACGATCTTTTGAAATATGTTAAGGATCAATATGACAGATTAGCAGAGATTAGTCCAATGGTTCCAACTGAGATCATTGAAGAGTTCAAAACAAAGTTTTCAAAGTACACGGATGTTTCAAAGCCGGAAGAAGCAAATGGATTATCAAAAATCCATGTTTACGTAGATGAGATAACTCAATCATCACCTTTTAGCTTGTCAAGTCCTCCACAAATGAGTATTAGAACTCCTCAAATGTCATCAACTAAAGTTGAAACTAAAGTATTTTAGAATTTCCAGTGCTTATCGCATTCCAAGCATGTAACGAATGTAGTCATAGGTTCATCTGCAGAACGTGTCTGAGCTTGATAATAATCACACTTTGACTTCTTTTTGCAACTAGAACACCACATAAAGATTGAAGCGCTATCATTCTTTGCATACATCTTCTTTTCAGTTTCTATAATCTTTTCAATTGCAGATTTCCATCGTGCAGGACAGAGATCAACTGCATTAAGGTCTACAAATTGTTTTGGATTAATTTCTTTAGACTTGAGTTTTTCCAACCAAGCTTCTTTATTTTCAACATAACTGTCAGGACCTTTTAAATTTTCATAGAATGAAATTGCTCGGCTTCTGTACATGTTCCAGAAAATACGGTTACCCCAATCAATTTCAACCTTAAATCTAACACTTTCATTGCATACGAGATGCAGAATAGATTCTTCAAGTTGTTTTGATAGTTCTTCGTCTTTAATAAGTTCTATAAAGTTTTCAATTACTTTATCACGAATAGCACTGTCTACAAACACATTTTTTGATTGAAGTTGAATCGGTTGAACTACATATGCTTGTTTTTGTGTAGCAGGTTCTTCTTCATTATAAACTTCTTCTTCATTATCGATATGTGTGTCATCTTCATCTTTTTCAGAATAATCTGAATCATTATCTTCTTTTCCAAAATCAAATTCAGAATAAATTGCTTCATATTCTTGAGAACGAAGATCTACGTATTCAGTTGCATTTGTTTTATAATTTTCAATACCATCATCTTCTCCTAAAAGAACAACAATTGAACCAACATATTCCTCTTCATCAAAAGGTGTTGGAAGTATGTGTTGATTAATTTCATCATCTTCACTTGCAATACAGGCAAATATATAAAGTTGAACAGTATCTTTAGAAGGGTGATCTAATTTTCCTTGAAATTGTATATTAGTTCTCTTATATTTCTTTCGAATCCATTCTAAAACATCGGTTGTCTTTGCAGGTATTTGAACATCGCCAATACTACCATCTGTTGTAATGACAGTTGCATACACCATTCCTTGCTAACTATAACTTATATGGCCTTTATTCCGTTTTCATTTTACTTAAAAATGGATTCCAAATAATGATTGTTTTAAAATGCAGTAATCAAAATGTCGAATAATAAGTTTGTTCCGAAGTGGAAGAGAGATAAGGAGGCAGCAGAGTTAGAGAAGCAAAAGCTTGAGAGGGATGCTATAAAGGGAATGGAATTTACTGAAAATAATTTTCCAGAATTACCTAAAAATCCTGCACAAGTAACTAGAAAGGTTTTCTGGGAAAAGTCATTTGTAAATCTTGCATCTGATTGGAAACTCGAAAGCGAGAAACGTAGTAAGGAAGAAGACATTCAAAGTGAATTTAAAAGATCACAGTCATCGATTGATAATACTATAATCTTCCCGCAGTTTGCAAATAATCATACCTTTGTTGAAGAAGACGAAGAGGATGAAGAAGAAAATACAAAAACCGAAGACTCAGAATGGACTTTGGTTTCAAGACAAAAGAACCGTCGCAAGAAGACGTTCGAAGAAATTGTTAATCGCCCACCTACACCAACAGATGATGAAGATGGAGCATGGAAAGATGAACCTGCAGAACACGAAACGTGTTGGGATGTACGTCCTTAAACTACTGAAGGTCTTTCAAATAAACTAAACATTTTTGTTTTGAGATAAACAGCTGCTCTTTGTGCAATTAATACCGGACTTACTAGGTAATCTTTATTTCGTTCACCATATCCTAAATAAATTGCAAGTCCAACTGCAAGGATAAAAAGAACAAGATCTAAAATTCCAATTACACCATTATTATTGATCATATCATTGGTAAACTTAATAATATCAGAAAAGAATCCCTTTTTTTTGTTATTATATTCATCTTTAACACCTGCAGTTTTTACAGGTTTAACATCATCACCTTTCTTACCCAATCGTTTGCACCTCATATATGTTTTATTATCATGAGGAATGGGACCACCTGGAAGCTGTTCTATATCGTTGAAGTAAACGTCACGATCTCCCAATGATTGCAATGGACGAGATCCTGGTTGATTTGTTCTAACTAAATTTGCAAAATCATTTGGATCAATATTAATCATTGATTTGAAAACAACCCATTTTGTAGGCATACAATTAGGTACAACCATAGTTCCATCATATACATAGTAAGAACCTGCTCTTGGAACCATCATATGAACACCCCAATTTTCACCCAAATTTACAGTTGTGTAGGGTTTGCTTGCATCTGCATAACTTACAAATGAATTAAAAAAGTGTGTTGATTCTGTTTGAGCTGGATTTACTCGTACAAGTGAACTTACACATAGATACTTTCCAGTTGGATTTGTAAAAATAGCAATAACTTCGGCATCGGCTTGAATATTTTCAATTGTATGGTGACTAGGGTGGTTAACAAGTACTTTGGTGCAAGTATACCCTTCACCATTAAATTTACAAGAACCTAGTCCAGCCTCACTATCAACTATAAGTCCTTCATCACTGACAACAACATTTGCCTGAGGGACCATAACATCATCCATGGTAAGTTCACATAGCAAATCGCAGGGTTTAGCAAATGATTGTGATAGATTGATAGGACTTTGGTTTGGACTAGAACATTGTGGATCCCACGAAGTCGAAGAGCTGTAAATACTCATTTGTAATCTAGCAGTATTTTGTATCTGAGAAATAAGTAATAGTATGGATTTATGGGATATAATTGGTCCAATGCTTTTAATTGGTATAGTGGTTGGTGGTGTAGGTGCATATGCTAGTCAAAAAATTCCTGATTTGGTTGGATATATAAATATTCTTGTATTGTATATTCCGATTTCACTTTTATTTGCAGGATTTATTCCTGATATAATTTCTCAAAGTTTTAAATATTCAGTCATAAGCATTTCAGGATTAATTTCTGTACTTTTGAATCGTATTGGAAGTTCTTTGGCAATGTACTATTTAGGAAAACCACCTAATTTGACAGCATCATTAGCAAAATTCCCAACAGATCCAACTACATTGATGTCATACAATACTCTTATTCAACAATATCGTCATTCATATTCAGGATGTTCGGTCCCTGGCTTTGAGTTTTTTGAAAGCGCATTAGCACCACAATCTCTAGTTCTACTCTGTAGCATGTATGCATTCCTAATGCTTGATATTCTAGTAAATGATCCAAAGAAAGCTGTCTCTGGATTATCTGCGGCTTTTGCCATAATACTTGGAATTCAAACATTCTTCAACTTCAAAAACGGTTGCTTTGATAGTGGATTTTTTATCTTTGGACAAACTCCCTATATTCGCGTTTTAGGTATGTTTGCATCTCTGTTTTTCTTTTCCATGGTTGGAGCTGGAATAGGTTACGGAATAAAGACTAGCATACCAACACCTGATGGACAACCTATTGGTGGCAACAGCATACTTAAAGGAGGTCTAAAAATGCCCGATCTCATTGCTACTAAAGATGTTGGAATTAGCGATCAAGATCAGTTTGTTTGCGATGCATACAAAAATGGTGAATTAATTACATCAACTATTGTAGAATAAGTTACTGAGTGCACAAAGCAAGACCTGCTCGTACAACTCTAAAATATCCAGAAACATCTAATCCACTATGCCTTCCAGCAACAACTTCAGTTCCATCTTCATTTCTAACAACTACAACCATGGTAGGAATAACCGTTACCTGATATTGAGTTTTATAATTATTTGTATCTTGTAATGTATTTACTGATACCCATGTAACATCATTACCGTATTCTTCGGATAGCAAAGACATGACAGGTTTAACACTTGCACATGGTCTGCATTCGGGGCTCCAAAAGTTATATACGAATACAGTCTTCATTCCTCGCTTGTTTGTATATTCTTCTCTACTATTAAATGGGTTTTCGGTACTAATCGATACTGACATGATTTATGCAATCTCTGTTTCACGATATCAAATCCGTTTTTATTTACTGTCTTTGTTAATGCACTGACCAAAGCTACGTTTAGTGCCTTTTCATCTATTTTATCTAAATTTTTCTTACACCATTCTCCAATTGTTTTTTCAGTAACTGGAGGTCCCATAAGTTCTAATGGTAATCCATTAATCGGTGTTTCTTTATTTGATTGAACAACTATTACTTGCTTAGTTGGATTCAAAACTTCAACTGCCATTTTATCAACAATATCATTATTGATACTCAAATCATCCTGCTTTCCTGTATGTGCTTGTACATGCGTAAATTTATGAGACTTGAATTTAACAAGCAGATTTGATGTTTCTTCAATTAAATCTCGATGAGAAACATTAGCGTTTGATGATGTTTTCCATCCTTTTGCAATCCATCCCGGTAACCAAACCGTTAGACAATTGATAGAATACATTGAATCTGAATAAATTTCTAATTCAATTTCAGATGGTGTTAAATTAACACTACAAGATTTCACAGCTTCTGCAATTGCAAGAAGTTCGCCTCGATTATTTGTCTGTTGCTGATCTTCTGGAACAAGAGCTGCATTTGAAAGTTCTTTATTTTCTGGAAACCAAAATGCATACGAAGCTCGTGCACCTTTTTTACCATTTCCTTCACATGCACCATCTGTAAATACACGGATCTTCATAATTGTTTTATGGTCGGTTCGTGAAAGTAAGTTGGAATTCGTTTTAGAATACAGCGACTCTGAATTGCAGGTTGTATCACTGTTGGATCTTCAACATGAAACCATACTCTTGAACGAAATGATCTTTGTTCTAAAGATCTACGAATCATTTGTTGACATGTATGTGTTAAAAACTCAGAATGAAAAATTAGCAAAATACGATAACGTGATGATTGTCTTGTTGGAATTTGGTTAATCCAATTTTCAAACCAGCTAGAGAATGTATCAACTGAATTCATTTCAGTTGCATCAATTTCATAAAATTCACAAGTTGCTTCATGATCTAACTTGTACTTATTCCAAATCTTTTGTGTTTCAATATCATTTAATGGTTCAAATAATAAATAATGTGGAGGTGGATAGTCCATTAGTTTATTCTGATTTTTTAGTTGTAGATAGGATTTTGTTGATAGGAATCTCATTTGAGACAATATAAATGCTATTTTCAGTCATAACAATATAGCAATTATCACTCTTAAAAACTGTCTGAATATTTGATGTGTATTCGTTATCAGAACGAATTAAAAATTTACTTGAATCCTCTTCCTTTACTCCAATACAGCATTTCTTATCTAGGCTGTCTTGATAGTAATCATAATAGACCGGCTTATCCTCGTCAATTGACAATTTGCAAGCTCGTACAAGAACAGATGCAGGGGGTAGACGATCAGAAGACATTTATTCTATCTTTGAGTTTGTTGTTTTTATTATTGAACGCATTTAACGATATCTTCAATTTTAAATTTAGATCGCATGTTCAAACATTGCAACTCAGCTTTTGGAGTTTCAAGAATTTTGTTCAATGAATCTTTAATAAGATTTCGAATTAAACTTGAATCCTTAGGAAGAAGTTTTACACTCTCGGATAGAAATTCAACAAATTGTGTTACATTTTCTTCCATTTGAGGAGTTTTTACCATTCTTGCACATTCGTCAAGCTCTGAAATTACTTGTTTCAAAGATGTTATGACAATTTCTTCTGGAATCAGCTTTTGAGTAAATAGATAAATCATGAACTTAGCATAGCCTCTGCGTTTATCTTTTTGGCTTGACCATTCGATAACTTTTTGATCAAAGTTTTCGTCTGTATTTTTTGGAAATACAACTGTCTCTGTCATATTGTATAATTTTGGAAACATCAATACTTGCGTTTTAAGATCATCTGCAATTTCTGGAATTGCTGCATGCAAATTTTTAGCAAACAAAGACATCACATTTGCATATGTATGTTGTGTAATTGCTTTATCAAATAGCAATGCCATGATACGAAGTCTGAATTGTTCATCTCTTTTTTGAATAGATGTAAGTGCATCTACTGATAATTTTTCTAGATTACTTGTATTTAATTTATTTAAAATAGTAAATAGTTCTGCATACTCGGGGTCATCTCTTTCTTTAACACGTCTGACAACATCGATAAGAATATTTTCACGCCAATTTTCTGGTTGTGAAGGCTTACGAAATGTATTGTGTTTTATATGATTACTTCTAATTGGTTTATAAACAGTTGGTACAATTCTCAATTTTGCAATATTATCTTGAACTGCACGAGGCAGTGGAAGCTTTTGACTGAATCTTACAGAATAAATTTCTGCGACAGTTAAAGCCATTTTGTTAATTATTAATTTTAATTATAGAAAACGAATCCATTTTCAACAAATCTAACTTATATCACAAAGAAATGGGATCAACTATTGAAACCACAAGACTCCAATATTCTTGGATTTTGTGGTATCATGATCCTGACAATAAGGACTATTCATTAGCGAGTTATATAAAAATTGTAGATATATCAACACCACAACAGTTTTGGACAGTAATCGATTCTATTTCAAAAGAAGCCTGGGAATCAGGTATGTTCTTCTTTATGCGTCAAGGATTCAAACCACTTTGGGATGTTCCAGAAAATGAAGCAGGCGGTGCATGGTCTAAGAAGGTCGAATCATCAGAAGTACATAATTCATTTATTGATTTGATGATTCACTGTATAACTAATGAACTATTAATAAACCGCAAAGAAACACTAGTTGGAGTTGCAGTATCGCCTAAAGGGCCGTTCTCAATTATTAAAATTTGGAATACAACTACAACTGTTTCAGAAAACTCATACTTAAACAATAAAATGACACACATGAAGATTGGAGATGACGTTACGTATACAGCTCATAAAGCAAGACCTAAGTAATTATAAATGAGAATTGTTGTAGATTTAAATAAAGAATATATTATTGAAAAATTACACTTTTTTACTAAACATGCATTTTCTTTTTTATATAGGTGGATAACTACCGATGGAGAAGTAGTTGGTTATATTCTTGGATTTATGCATGTATTTACTGCAATTCTTGTATTAGTTTGCCTTATTGTCTCGCATACTTTTTATCCTGTATTTTGGTTTCAGTGTGTAGTTTATTCTTGGATTTTAGCTATATGGCTTCAACATATTGCATTAAATGTTTGCGTTGTAACACTAGTTGAAAAGGATTTTACTCAAAAAGATTCACCATTTTATTTGCTGTTAGATGATATTTTAAAGTTACTTAATATTGATATTTATCAAGTTTTAAATTATATTGTTGTTGCAGAAACAGTTGCAGTCGCATGTTTTGGACTTGAAATTGTTTCTATACTTTCTTTGTATTTTCAAAAATGTTTATAATACTTGTCTATATTCAATTTGAAATTTACGAAATAAGTCTAAATCGCGAATAGTCCATCGTATTCCTTTACTTCTTGGATTTAATGGATTTTTCCACATATATCCTACATCTTCATCATAAGGATGTATTTGTGCCAATAGTCTGAGAGCAAGTATAAGTTCTTCTTTTTTCATTACAAGTTAAAATGAATATAAATTTAACTAGATGAACAAGGCATCAAACAAAGCTTAATATCCCCCAAATTTGCAACTACGTAACGAATCATGAGGAACCAATCGTTCTTCATGTGAATTTCCAAATTATTGCAAAGGTTGGTGCATTTAGTGAACAAAACAAGATGGGGTAATGAAAAACTACCGGATACAATTTCATTTCCTTCTTTCTTTTGAATACTAAATTCATTTTCTCCATCACCCATTACCGTTGTACGAGATGCGAAATGACCCTTACATGCAAATGTAAGCGATGATCCTACATTTTTAATTTCAACTGTTTTAGCTCCTAGAAGAGTCATGTCACGACACATCTTTTGGAAATCAATAGATGGCATAGTAATATGAGTAGTAAACTCTGTGTCTGGTAATTGCATATCAGGCTCATCTCGATCAAGTAAATTTAACTTGTAGCGTGTAACTTGCTTGCGTTCTCCATCTTCTAGAAGAATTCCAAGCGTATTCGGATCATCTTGTTCAATATAAAAAGTAATAGTGTCATCATTTGTTGCAGTTCGAACAATTCGATACAAGTGATCAGTATTTACACCAATTAAAAGTTTAGGAACCGTGTGATTATAATTGTATTTCTCGAACTTGTCAGCATATAAACGGAGATGAACAAGAACTGTTCGCGTATTATCCATTGCTATCATTCGAATACCATCCTTATCAAAAAGTAAGCTCATTTCAACCAAAATGCATTTAAGAGCTTCTTTCAAAGTTCGTACAGCTCCCGTTTGAACAGTCTTGGCCTCGACAATATAATCCGGCATTTACTATTCTATACTTCGTTCATGTAAAATGCTTTAAACTAAATTAACATATGCGAATATTTAAAGATAAGTTAATTAGTTTTATAAGTATGGACCAAGTTCGACAGAAACATTCTACCATTATTTTTGAAAAAACAATTCCTTCAGCTGCTAAAAATGTAGGGCAAACACCAAATTCAATTCGAATGGATGCAGTAATTCATTACGTTACAACACTTCCAGTAATTAGAAATTTGTTATGTGTTTCACAACATGATTATTTGCCAAATGAATTTGAACCAATTGAAATAGATTCAGATATTTATTTTGAACTTAAAGAATTGAAACATACAGATGGACAAGTTGAATCAATTAAGTTTCAAATTTTTTCATATGATCATGAAGTTCAATATCTTCAATCATTTATCGACCGATGCAATAGTGATTATGAACGTCGCATTGCAAATAAATTAGGCACTGATCTTTATTATTTTGATATGGTAACACAATCGAAATCAAAAAAGAGTATGCAAAATACGCTTCCTAATACACATATTTTATACACTAAACATAAATTTCATACAACACGTTCATTTGATAACGTATTTTTTGAACAACGCGATAAAGTAAAAAATCATGTACAGTTTTTTCTAACTCGCAAAGATTGGTATGAGAAGAAAGGTATTCCTTATACATTAGGGTTTATGTTTCACGGAGGACCAGGTTGTGGTAAAACATCTACAATTAAAGCAATTTCAAATACTGCAAGAAGACATATTTTAAATATTCATTTATCAGAAATAAAATCAAAAGCACAATTACGACACTTGTTTTTTAATGACGAAATACATGTTTATAATGGAACTACTACAGAAAGATTTACAATTCCAATTCATGAACGTCTTTATGTAATTGAAGATATTGATGCAATGGGAGATGCAGTTCTTAAACGTGAATGGAAAAAACCTGTAGAAGAAAAGCCAAAAGTTAAATCAGGAGATCCATGGCTTGATAAAGAAACGGATGAAGATGCAAAAGAGCCTATTGATCTTTCATTTCTTTTAAATTTATTAGATGGTACATTAGAAGCTTCTGGGCGTATTCTTGCAATTTCTTCTAATTTTCCAGAACGTATTGATCGTGCATTAATTCGTCCAGGTCGTATTGATATGATTATCCATTTCAAGAAGTGTAATCGTCAAATTCTTCAAGAAATGGTAACTAGTTTTTATGATATTACTACAGATGATTGGACTACTGAAGATCTTGATTATAAATGGAGCCCTGCTGAAATTAATCAAATTTTATTTAGAAATTTTGGAAGTCATGAAGATGCAATTGATGAAATAAAAACACTCAATCCTACAGATTTGTATGGGTTTACATCTCAGTAATAGTTCTTGCAAGTTTAAAAATATTTTGAATATACTTCCAAACACTTTCTTTTGAACTAGGTGACATATTTTTCATATACTTCTTTAATTTTGAAAAGAGGTTCATATCTTCAGCTTCTTTTTGAAATTCTGCAAATGAATATTCCATAAAAAATTCTTCGTTCTTTGATAAAATCTTATCTTCAAAGGCTTTGGTATTATCATAAATATTTTTTACTATAAGAGCTGGATTGCTCATCTTAAGCATTCGAATAGTAGATGAAAACAAGGGGAAATCTGGGTCATCTGGGTACATTGCAATGAGTTCATTCGTAAATGAAAATAACTGATCAAAAAGTGCAGTTGTCAAAACAGACTTCGAAGCCATCTATATATTTATTTACGCTCAGTTGCTGAAAATTCACTTTTACGCTCGGCCTCCATTGCCTTCATTCTTGCGGCTACATCGCTATTTGAGCCGGCCTTATCTTTTGAAATTGTATTTTGAGATACAGGTTCAGCAGGTGCACCGGTTGACTGCGACGGTCCTCCTAAAAACGTGAACATGCTGCCTCCTTCGCTCGTAAAACTTGTTGGACTATCCCACATAGAGTAAGAATCGGTTAATTTACCAGCTCCTTCAAATCCCCATGAGCTTAGAGAACCTATCGAATTTTGTGCAGCTGAGGCTTCTTCTTTTGTTGGAAGTTCTTTTCGTGAATTTGTAGGTTTGGAAATATAACCATAAATATCCTTTCCAACTACAACTTCTTTAGATTCTGGATTATAGAGTGTCGGAACCTTAGTCAGAAAACTTGGAATTTGGTTCCGTTGCAAGGATTCGACTAGAACAAACTTATATAAAGAAGTTTTATTCAGGGCTTTGAGGGTTTCAATGATCTGCTTTGAATTTGCACATCTCTCACTATAAAATAGATATGGCTGAGACATTATTGTTTTAGTTCTTCAGGAAAAAACGATTCAACAATAACGAGGTTGAATATCTAATCTGATGGCTTATATTTTGCAATAAATGTATAAATATCTTCGCGAACATATACTTGTTTAGTATCTGGATCATACACTGATGGAATTTTAGTTATATATTTTGGAACTTGGTTTGGATGCAATGAATCCATTGAGATGAATTTATAAAGAAAAATTCGATTAACTCCTTTTAATGAATCTATGATCTGATTTGAAAGCGGACATTTTTCACTATAAAAGAAATATGGTTGACTCATTGTCGTTATTTACCTTTAGGAAAAAAACGGATAAAACTATAACGAAGAGATGTCTGGAATAGAAATGGCATCTATTGAGAATTTGAAAACGTCGAACAAAGGATTTGAACTGTCTTGCGAATATAAGAATTTTCCTCTTACATTTGTGAATGCAATTCGTCGTATTTTATTGTCAAGTATTCCAACTGTAGTTGTCAATGATGTTGAAATTTTAAAGAATACATCACAATTACCACATGAAATGTTAAAGCATCGTGTAAAAATGTTACCTATTAATGTGTCACCTTCTGAATCATCTGTTATTAAGGATACAAAGATTGAAATACGTGTATTTCCAGATACAGCTGAAGAGATAAGAACTATAACAACGGATGATTTTGCAATTGAATCTAGTAGACAAGGAATAATTTTAAAAGATCGCGATCTTGATACTCCTTTGCTATTTCTTCGTCTTAGACAAAATGAAGAACTTCATATAAAAGCAAATTTAACTCTAGCAACAGAAGGTGTTTCGCAATTATGCAATGTAAGTACATCTTGGCATGTAGATCCAGAGCGTATGAAAAATGATCGTAAGGTTTGGATTGAAAAGGGATTAGATGCACGTGAATTTGATAACTTTGAATATCAAAAGTCATATGCAGTTAATGAAAAGAATGAACCATATTGGTTCGATATGTCAATTGAAAGCAAGGGAGTTATGAAAACGTCAGATGTTTTAAGAATGGCTTTAGTTATTCTTCGAAAGAATGTAACTGACTTTATGAAAGAAGCTTTGGATAACATTCGTCGTAGTGAAGATAAAGATACATATGTAATTTCTGTTACATCTGGAGGTCACACAATTGGAGGTTTGTTTCAAGAAATTTTATACAGTGATATGAATGTTAAGTACGTAGGATACGATATTCGTCATCCTTTAAAGAGTGACATGGATATTCCACTTGTAACAGATAAGAGTCCGGAGTCAGTTCTAAAATCTGCAAAGGAATTAATTGAGGAATATTGTAAGATAGTAGAAAAGGCTCTATAATAATAATGGCAGATATACTATCGTTTGATCCAGGTATCGAATTTGAAATATTGGATACGTTTGACTTTGAAGAAGAAATACAAAGACCTGAAAATTTAAGATTTTTTACTCTTGAGGAACAGTTGTTTGATTATTTTGAAAAACGGCTACCAAAGGGGAAAATCGAAAAAGCTGCAATAAAAAGACTTTCGAAAGAAATTGATAGGTTTCGTGAGGTATATACGAAAACAATAACTGTAACCGATAGTGATTATAAGTTTGATTCAACTAGAACGAAACTTAATATTCCATGGATAGATGAAATTTATGAAAAATTTGAATTAAGCCCTTACTCGTTTAAAACAAATTGGAGTCCATTATTTGAAAGATCTGCACAAACAATTCCAAATGCATATCCTCGTATGGTAACCGCATTGCCTAAGCCATACAAAACAGTAGAATCAGATGGTACATTGGTAGACGAAAAAATGGTATTGGTAGATGAAGAAGGTAAGAATCCAATTGTTGCATTAGGAAACTTTGAACGTTCAAAAACAGTGATTCATGAAGATGGCACATTAGATGTAATTAGTGTTCCAATTGGCAATACAAGTGATGATATTCGTGTTAAAGGTTATTATATACATAATCGCAATATTGATATACCAAATCCGCTTGCAGAACATCCGTTCCTTTCTTCAGTCGGAGAATCAAGTATTATTACAGAAGAGAAATTACTAGATATTTTTCCAAGTATAGAAACCATTCTAACACATGCAGTTCCAACTACAACCGATCCATATTCAAGTGGTATGAAGTATCTAAAAATTTATGATGTTAATTTAGATCAAATTCCATGGGACTCTTGGAAACAACGTTTTCCTCCTGTTCAAACAATTACAGTAACTCCTAATGTGCAATCATTAACATTTCCTTCAGAGTTACAAGATTCAACTCCTTCAGAGTATCTAACAAGTGCTTATACAAAAGATTGGGTATCTGGAATTGCATCTCGTGCTTGGCTTTTATCGCAAGAAGATGGTGGACTTTTTATGAGTAAAATGTTACTTTCAAAGGCCAGTGAAGCTGGCCTTTTACCTGTTACTGTAATCGGCGAACAACCAACCGTACAAATGCCTGTATCAACACCTGAAGAATGTTTAATTACGGATACGTTTGAAAACTTTGTTGCAAGTGGAGTTTATCGATCACCAGATTCGAAACAAACTGATCAAGGAAAATGTGTACCTGTTGGATTTTATGAACATGAGAAGTTCATTAATTCAAATAAACGTATTCCTTGGAAAGAAGATACAGAACAATCAATTTTGCAAGAACATAGAAAATTACTTAAAAAATTTCAATATAAGCCAATACCTTTAATTAGTGAACGATTTGAAAAAAATGAACATAGAGAAGAATCTGAAATGCGAAGCCATGTTGTTTCTATTTTAAATGATGAAACAAGAGCTGAAATAGATAAAGTAAATGCAATTGATTTAATTATTCAACCTCTTCAGCTTGTTAATCGTGTTTTTCTAGATAATAAATCATCATTTGTAATTTGTCAACATAGCCTTTCAATTTTGCGTGGAGACTTGTCAGATGATCGTTTAATGTTTTATAATGAATGGACTACAATACAAGACGGTTATCGTGTTTGCAAATACTGTAGTGAACAAATCAATGATGATGTATTTTTAGCTCAACAAGAATATGATAGCGATGGTCATCTTATTGTAAGTTCTGATGTAATTGTCTCTGAGGGAATTATTAGTGAAACTGCAAGTTTACTACAAGAACTTAGAAAGTTATTTATTCTTGAAAATGTTGGAGAACAACTTATGTATTTATTAATTTCAATGTTACAAGTTTTTCCTGAAGGAAATCAACTTATTCCTATATTGCAAACAGTACGTAGTCTTACACAATCTTTGAGAAAGAATGCAAAAATTTCAAATGAAACAAAAAATAGAATTGAAGGTATTGTAGGAATTGCAGGAACTGTTATTCTAATGCAAACACATAGTCCTTTTCTGATATCTCGTCGTTCATTTGGTTCTAAAATACTAAAAATGTCAGGTTACCCAAGAGACAGTGATAATGCAATGGAATCACCGATTATCAATACCTTTTTATTTATTCTAAAAACAACGTTTGATGCATTTCCTGGTACATTTAAAGGTCCTATTTCACAAATAATTAATAGTTTAACTGTAAATTCTAAGAAGGTAAAAGAAGAACTTGTTACATACATGAATCCATTTATTGCAAAATTTAAACCACAATTAGAAGAAGCTAAACAACGATATATGGAAGTTATTCCTGAACAAACTATAGAAAAACAAAGAATTGAGTTTCCATTAATTCATCTAGAAAAGGTAACTTATGAATTAAATGAAAGATTAAGTAAAGCTGAAGTTATATCAAACTGTAAAAATTTACCATTGAGTGTAGTATTAGAAGGTTCTGCACTTCCAAGTGTTTCGCAAATGCCAATAGTGTTGCCTCCTAAAACTGAAACATCAAATCGTTCAATCATAATTGAAACTGAAAAGGAAGAAATTATTACAAGTTCAATTACTGAAAAGGATATTCGTAAAAGCTTAAGTATTGGATTACCAAAAGTATTTTCAAAGATTGAAAAGATAAAGAGTTTTTTAACAAAAAATAAAGATCCAAATGCAGTATTGAAAATTCTTGATCGTTGTTTAGATGCTCTATCAGATGAATCATATGACAAAAAGAAACTTATTGAATATAGAAATTTATCTATCTATTTAAAATCAGATAAATCACTAAGAAAAGATATTGCACTTGGATTATTATATGAAGTGTTAAGTGAAGTTTCAGAAAGTCCTAAATATTTAAGAAGAATTGAAAGTACTCTTAAGAAGGATCCTATTATTGCAATGATTATTATACAAAAAGAAGAAGCTGAAACAGAATATCAAAATTTGAGAACACAGGAACGTGAAACATTGAAGAAACGTCTTCGAAGCATGAATGATACTGAACGTGAAATCACAAAAACGTTGTTAGAAATCGGTATTTCAAGTTATATTATAACTAACGTAGATCGTGAACTATTTGCAAGAGAATACAAACCATTAGAACCAGAAAATGAAAAAGAACCCGACGAGTTAGTACCTGAAGAAGGTTATAACGATACACGCGATTATGTAGAAAATGGTGATGTTCCTTTAGGAGAAGATGGTCAGCAAATGGAAGTTGATTATGGAGATTATGGTGATCGTGCTGTTCGAGATTATGATGATTATGGAACTACTGGAGTAATGGATGATGGAGAAGGTTATGGTAATTAAATAACAACATGTTTCCAAAATTTACGTGACTGTATTCGATGTATATGAGTCTTACTTATCGAATATATTTCACTTAATTCCAATGGCGATATAAAATCTTTAAGAATGCAAATTTCTCTTACTTCTTTTTCAGATATTTTTGATTTTAAATTATTTTCACCTAATAGTTTTTTTCTTTCAATGTTTTTTAACTTTAAAGATAACGATAATCCTTTTGATTGACGTCCTGCATTAACCATATCTTTCATGTTATCATTATGAGTTCCGGTTTTTAGATGATTTGGATTATAACATGATGGATTATGACACATGTGTCTAACTTCTAGATTTTTATCAATTGGTTCATTATTAAATAGTTCCAACGAGTATCTATGAGTTAAATAACGCTTACCGTTTACACTTGTCATTCCATAACCATTTTTAATTTTTCCACCTAACCAATTCCAACAACCTGTTTCAGTTATGTTTTTTTGATTATAAAACCATATTTTTAATTCATCATTATTCATATTTGGTCTACGCGGCATTTTTTAATATTAAATAAAAATATATACTCATCCGTTTTCATTAAATTTGCATTTTAGTAACTTTATAGTTTCGCTTATTGTATAACTGTAAACGTTCTTGGAATTGTCTTCTAAATGCATTATCTACAATATCAATAATTAATGGATCTATTTTTCGAATTCTCTTATCCACTCTTAAAATACGTCCAACAATTTGATCAACATCAGGCCTTGGTGTTGACATGATTAGTGTATTTAATGTACTTAAATCAAACCCTTCCTTAACCATTGCATAAGTTGCAAGTAAGATCCTTTTTGTAGAACACCATTCTGCTCTTGTTTCTGCTTTGACATTTCTTCCAAGAATACAAGCTCTTTCTTGAAGGTCGGTAGGCAATAATTCGAATAGTGTTTTTGTATGATCAACACGATCGGATAAAACAAGTAATTGACGGTCAGATTCTTGATAAACATCTGTAATTAATTCAACTAGAAATTTATTACGAGGTTCATATTCCGCAACCTTATTGACCATTAAAGATGTAAACATAACTCCAGAATTGTTATAAATTACTTCATTATATTTATCATCTTTTGGATCGTATTCAAATACTTCTACTTTAACATGTTCATCTACTTTATCAGCAGTGTTTGACTTATAAAGTAGCGGTCCGAGAAACCAATGAATTACATGCATCAACTTATCTTTGCGTTCAAGAGTTGCAGAAAGACCTAACATATATTTTGAAGTTAATTTAGTCATGGTATGTGAGAATGATTCTGTTGCAATATGGTGACATTCATCAACAATTACAAGACCGATTCGTTTATAAGTATAATCTCTTTGTGATACAGTTTGAAGCATTGCAACGATTATATCTGCATTTTCAATATCAAGAGTATCTCCTTGAACAAATCCTATTCTTGCTTTTGGAAGAAATGATTTAATTCGTTCAACCCATTGATCGCGTAGAAATGTATTGTGAACTAAAACAATTGTAGGTAATTTCAGTTGAGATGCAATATAAAGTGCACATACAGTTTTACCACCTCCTGTTTGAAGCGATATAACACCATCATGTGGTTCTGGAAGTAAATATGAATTTACAACTTCTATTTGATTATCACGAATTGTTCCAGTAAATTCCCAAAATTTAGAATCAGTTTGAGAAACTTCACGAGTTGTACTTTTCAAAGGACCAAACGTTTCAATTCCATATTGTTTCGGCACATATAGATTGGTTTCATCTTCTGAATAGACCTTATATCGTTGAACAAATTGAGGTTTGACAAATACCGATGGTATATACGGTTTTACTGTCAATGTTCCTTTAATATGATCTAATTTATCAATTGATTTTTTTGCAATTTGATATCCACTTGTTGTTAGAGCCATTTCACTTCCTTTCTATTTTCATCGTTTAATCCATTTTTAGTTAATGGATCAAGATGTGGCTACGGCCATAGCAATAGCTACGATCATATTTATAGTGACAATTATAGTTGCACTTTATCGGTTTTTTACTACTCATCTGTATAATGAATCTTCTTTAATTTCAGACGAATTCGAAGTTTAGTATCTTTTGGAATAGACAATTCAGCAATTCTTCCATATTCTTTAAAGATTATTTCACCTTCCCATGGTTCTCCAGTTTTTATATGATCAGATAGTCTTTTTGATAGTTCTTTTACAGGAGCATACTCTCTATCAAATCCTAACCCATAAATTTGATTCATAATATCTATAGATTCATTAATGCGACTCATTTAGCTTAGTATTGTATTTATCACAGGGTGTAAACGTACAGCTTCTTTATAGAATCGGCTATCTTTTACAGTTGTGTAAACACGATCGCATAATGCAAGAGTAAAGAAGTCTGTTAATAAATCTACTGTCATAATATCTTTTGAGAATTTGAGTGAATCTTTTCCTAAATTATGATTTCCTTTGATAGAATCCTGTTGAATAGACAATTCACTTGCAATAAATGCATCTGGATAATAATTTCTAAAAATTTGTAAATTTTCTTTATCATCTGAAACAACCGTCATTTTTACTCCATTTAATGCACCTTGACATGTAACTAAAGAACATAATGCTTGCACACTCATGCTTCTTTGTCTCTGTTTTACACGATCAGTTCCTCGAATATGAATACCCCAAGATTGAGCTATCGGATACCTTGCCTTTCTTTGATGTAGCTTTTGTAAAATTCGCTGATCATTAACACGAAATACATTTGCAAAAAATGTAGAATCCGGAAACATTGTTCGCATACCACAACCTAGAACAACAACATCTGCACCAAAGTCTTTATTTAATTGACCTGCGTCAATCTGCTTACCATTTGTCATTAAATCATAAGAATAAGGAGTTTTTATGTTACCTTTCCAAAATTCTGGATAATAAGTTGCATCTTCGGGTATTTCATCTAAGGATGCAATTTGATCTATATTGATTAGTTTAAAATATGTATAAAAGTTTTCTGTTCCATGTGTCCACATTTCATCTGACCAATCTACATATACTTTTAACTTATGTTGCTGAGCAAATGCAATTCCCATTTTTAAAGATTCTAGTCGATCGCCAAATCCAAGCCATCCTTTAACAACTAAATACTTCATTCTTATAATTATAATTTTATTTAGAAAACGAAAATCAATACACATCTAAAATTAATCGACTAATAAATGGATATGATATGTAGAATGGATGAATATGATGACGAACAACGAGATGCACATGTAAATACAATTAAAACTGCAATTTCAGTATATGAAAAGAATGGTCAATTGACTGAAGATTTAATTGAAGAATGTAGAGATTTGTTGTTATCATATAATGTAAATGTATTTGATATTGAAACAGTCAAACGGAATTCATCTTCCAAATACTTAAAATTGTATATGGAAACAAATGTAATTGTAGACTTTATTAGATCTCTTGATCGTCACAATGTCGAATTTAAATATTATTATTTATTCTGCAAGAATCTTGAACTCATGCGGTGTATACTAAAAGATCCAGTGGATGAACTTTCTAGTATGATGTCTGCAATATCATTAAAAACGAACTCAAGAAAACTCAGACAATAAAATAACAAATGGAAATTAGCGATGCCGAAAAATCATATAATATGGATCTTGTGGAAGATGCAATTTGTGTGTATGAAAAAAGAAAGGAATCATTAGATGTTCCAATCGAAGAGCATATAAAGCTTGTTATGAAATTTAGTAACTATGTTGATATGATGAATGATACAACTGGTATTGTTAATGTTAACAAATATAAATTACTATTTATAGAAACTGTAAAAATTACAAAACAGTTATCAACTACTTATAGCAAATATGGTGAATTTAATTTTACCGATTATTATGTATTTTGCAAAATAGTTCAACAAATGATGGAAATTATATCTTCTGATGAAGATGACGATCTTTCTGAAATGTTTTCAAAGATGAATTTCTAATACTTAATTTTTTCCGTTAGATTAATGAGGCGTCGTCAAGTTTCCAGAACTCAAACGACTAGCTTAGCAAGACGGTTTGCAAATTCAGGACCAGTACTTCCATTTAATCCAGCTTCTTCAATTCCAGGATGTCAACTTTGGTTCGACGCATCGGATACTTCAACTGTTCTAGCAGACGGTTCATCAAATGTATCACTTTGGATTGATAAAAGTAATACTGGAACTATAGCTACTCCTACTAGAGGAGCAAGCGCTAATCAAATTACATATGTTACAGTAGATGGTTATCGTGGAATCTATATTAATAATAATGGTTCTGCACAGTATAATTCTAGCACGTATTCGCAGTTAACCATTCAATCCAATTTCCAAAATACGGCCGATTATAGTATTTTTGCAGTGGTTAATCTTTCAAACGTTGCCAATGGTCCTGAATATCAAACTATTTATGGAAATGCTAGAGGAACCTCTGGAGAAACACGGACACCAAATTTTGGTGCTGGAATGACACTTGAATTCAATTCAGATACTACAAATCGCATGATAAATTCATCATTTATAGGATCAGGAAGATTACAAACAGCACTTATTTCTTCTAGTTCAGCTTTGACTGCTTATACTAATACCACTGCATATGGTTCTGCTACAAATGGATTTACGCGAATTACGACCGATGCAGGAGCACTTCCGAGTATTGGAGGACCTGGATCATTTAACGACAATCGGTTTGCAACAGGATATTTCCATGAAATCCTCATTTATAATTCAGCTCTCACAACTATACAACGCCAAAAAATTGAAGGCTATCTTGCACATAAATGGGGATTGACTGGAAATTATAATTCTTCAACTCCATTGACGATTCCCCGATGTCAGTTATGGTTAGATAGTTCTGATAATTCATCATTAGTTACGTCTGGAGCGAATGTAACTACATGGAAGGATAAGTCTACAAACAATTATATATTCACTGGAACAGGTGCAGTTATTAGTAATATTCCATCATCTACAAACAGTAGTTTATACTTCAATGGATCATCGTATTTATCAAATAACTCAATGTCTATTACAAATCCATATACTATATTTACAGTTGCATATCAAACAGTTAATAATAATAGTTATCAACGAATTCTAAATGGAATTGGACCAACTGGGTCTGATTTTTTGATTGCTATGGGTGCACTAGGTTCAAATGTTTCAACATTTTTAGGATTTGGTGGTAATTGGAATGATGCCAGTGCAAACATTCCACTTACACAATCACTTTTAACAACAAATATTATTTGTTCTACTGTTTCAGTAGGAACTATTACAACGCATGTAAATGGAATAACTCTTGATTCAAAAACAGGAAGTACAAATCCAAACTTTACTGGACTAAATATAGCAGGTGGATGGGGTACAATGGCAAATGCAGGACTTCAAACTTGGACTGGACATGTTTGTGAAGTGATTCACTATGACGGTGTTATCGATATAAAACAACGACAGACCATCGAATCTTATCTTTCAACTAAATGGAGACAATCATCTCTTCCAGCAAATCATCCATATAAATCTGCAGCACCTAAGTATGAAGAACCTATTTTTCTTCCGTCTTTGATTTCAGCAAATCAATTGTGGTTGGATGCTTCAGATTCAACAAAGATTACAATGAGTGATTCAAATGTTACACAGATTGTTGATAAATCTAGTAATGGATATGTATTTACAGGAAGTACAGGAACATATCCAACACGAACAGCAACTCTAAACGGACTTTCTGTGATTAGTTCATCAAGTGGAAAGTACCTCCAAAACACAAGTTTTAACCAAAACTTTACAACTGCAACTTTTTTCGCAGTATTAAGACCCACCCAAGACATTACTCCAAATGGTATATCTGGAGGGTATCCTGCGTATTTTCCTGCATCAGGTAGTCAATTAGGAGATTTTAATTTTTGTGTAACGTATGCAAATCAAGCACAAACAGGAGATCCTTCAAAGTTCTTTATAGAAATTGATAAACAGGGGACAGGACTTATTAATGGAGCATTAGGAGGAGCAAGTCCTTCAACGTATAATCCTGTTAATACACCCTTGAATATTGGAGCAGTTATGTCGGGATCTTCAGGCACAAACTCCGCTTATCTAAATGGAACCTCGGTTAATTTGACTGCAAATAATTCAGGAACATTTCCTTTACAATCAGGACGAACTGTCACCGTTTTTGCAGGATTTGGATGTGATTACGCGGAAACACTGATTTATGGATCAGTCCTGACTACTATTGAACGTCAAAAAATTGAAGGTTATCTTGCACATAAATGGAAGATTCAATCTTCTCTTCCAGCAAATCATCCCTATAAAACTACAGCACCTACATCAATACCAAGATCAATCACTATTCAATCAGTAAGTGCACTTTTTAATAATGGAACTAATACCTGTCTAACTATTCCAGCAAATTCTGCACTCACTTTAGGAACGAATAATCATACAATAGAATTTTGGATGTATCAGGTAAGTCGTGGTATGTATGATGTTCCTTTTGCTTACGGTAAAATGACACCACAGACTGCTACAACTAACTATTACATGAATTCTGGAAGTCAAGGATTTGGAGTAGCTATTGGTAATGGTTCTGGAGGTTGGGCAGTTCAATTGACTGGAACGATATTTTCTTTGAATGCATGGCATCATTATGCAATTGTGCGTAATGGAACTACATTTACATTATATATTAATGGAACTAGTATAGCTAGTACAACTTCATCTATTAGTATACCGGCACAAGGTGATGTATTTAGAGTCGGTTCTGATGGAGAAGGTTATGGTCTAACAAATAGTTATATCTCAAACTTTAGGTTTGTAAATGGAACTGCAGTCTATACTTCCAATTTTACTCCACCAACTTCACCCTTGACAGCTATTCCAAATACACAAATCTTAATTCAAGGATTAGTAGACAGAAGTCCAAACGCGTTTACAGTGACGAATAATGGAGGTGTTGCATTATCTACAACTGTATCGCCATTTTTATAATTATTTTTCAATAGATTAATGAGGCGTCGTCAAGTTTCCAGAACTCAAACGACTAGCTTAGCAAGGCGATTTGCACCTGTCACTAGCAAAAAATATTTCCTTCCAACCTCAATTGCAGGATGTCAGTTGTGGTTAGATGCTGCAGATTCTTCTTCAATTGTTAAGACTGGAACAAATGTTACTGCATGGAGAGATAAGTCCGGAAATGGCTATCATATGGACACTATCACACCAAATGCAAGTTGGAGCGGTACTGCTGCATATCCAACGATTGGAACTCCAATTAATGGTCTTCAAACTTTAAACTTTAGCTCCCAAGCAGGTCTAAAGCAATCTCTTACATTGGACGGAGTCAAAAATCTATTTTGGATTGGACGTATTGCGGCTCCTACAGGAACAGCCGCTGGAGGAGCTCCGATTTATTTTCTTCTTGGTCATGATAGCAATTATGATTGGCATGGAAGTTACTATGGTCAAAGATTTATAGATGGGTCAAATTCACAAGGAGGTATTTATGGTGCAACTGGTTCTCTCTTTACATCCGACGCAAATGCTGTGACAAATGCTACATTTGGACTTATGAACATGCCTTCTGCTCCAAGTATTTCTCTTCTATCAGTGACAGGTATCACTGGAACAACGCGGTATCAGGGTATTTGTTACGACAGAACTACACATACTGGTTGGTGTGGTGATTTAGCAGAAGTGATTATTTTTAGCAGTGCACTTACTACCGCTCAAAGACAAGCTGTAGAAGGCTATCTTGCACATAAATGGGGATTAACCAAGTATTATAGTCCTTCATTTCCTTTGTCCATTTCTGGATGTCAACTTTGGTTGGATGCTGCGGATGCAACAACTGTTAGTGCAGCAACATATGTTTCACAATGGCGCGATAAATCTGGAAATAACCGTCATTTTGGCGTAAGATCAGATGGAACTACTTATTCTTCAAATGCAATTAAATTGAATGGTTCATGTATGTTTGTAGATAGTCCAGTAGACTTAACTAAAGTTACAGTTTTTATACTTGCAAAAACAATAAGTGGTGGCAATCAAACCGTTTTAACTACAAGATCTAACACAGGTACAAGTTACAATAGTACAGATGGTTTTGGATTTTATATGGATGGAACAACATCTATGCGTTTTTTTGGAACGTATCCTGCAGGATCAAGCTTTGCTGTAGATACTTCAACGCCTAAATTGTTTTCATTTCAATCAAGTGGAACTTCAATTTCTGCATGGTACAACGGAGTTTCACAGGTAGGGTCAACTCTGGCTTCTCCTAGAACTTCAACAGCAAGAGGATTTGGTATAGGAGGAGAATGGACTAATGAAAATGGAGGTGGATATCAAAACTTTTATGTAAACGCTTCAATCTATGAAATCATTGTTTTTAATTCCGATCTAAAGACTACTGACCGTGAAAATATTGAAAAATATCTTATGCAAAAATGGGGATTAGGAGTAATACCTTCCACTCATCCATATGTTAACTTTATACCAAGTCCGTTAGTTGAATTCATACCAACAAGTCTTTCAGGATGCCAATTGTGGTTGGATGGTGCAGATACTTCGTCATTAATTCTAAGTGGGAGTAGTGTGACTTCTTTTAATGATAAGTCCGGAAATAAATATCACATGAATGCGTTACCAGGTATTTCATATGCAGGTAACTCTACATATCCAACTATTGGAACTTCAATCAACAGAAAAAATACGTTACAATTTATCCCTCAAGCAGGTCTGAAGCAATCCACTACATTGGATGGAGTTAAAAACCTATTTTGGGTTGGATCTGTAAGAGCTGAAAGTGGTCTATATTTTTTATTAGGACATGATACTTATTTAGATTGGTGTGGCGATAATTATCCCGGTAAAGTTTTGAACGCAGGATTTGTACCAAGTGGTATTCTTAATGCATCGCCTGTTTCTATTTTTAGTTCTGATGTAACGTCTGCCGTTACAAATGCTACATTTTCAAATGTGAATATGCCAGCTGTTTCAACACCCTTTTTATTATCAGCTTCAGGAATTAGTGGATCTTCTCGTTATCAAGGTATCTGTTATGATAGAGTTACTCATATTGGTTGGTGCGGTGATCTAGGAGAAGTGATTATTTTTAGCACTGCACTTACCACTGAACAACGCCAACAAGTAGAAGGGTATCTTGCATTGAAATGGGGTCTTACGGGATCTCTACCATCGGGACATCCATATAAGTCATTCTCACCCTATTCATCTTTAACAAATACATTTCTACCAACATTTATTTCTGGATGTCAGCTTTGGTTAGATGCAGCAGATAAAACTTCAATGACACTTTCCGGTTCAACTGTAACACAATGGAAAGATAAGTCTGGGAATGGAAGAAATGGAACAGGTGCAGGAACACCTACTTATTCATCATCATCTTTCAATGGAAATCCTAGTATTACATTCAGTGGAAGTCCACAATCTTTCACAGGAAGTTTAACAAATACATCAAACACGGTGACTGTATTCACAGTTATTAAGTACACTACATTTGTTGGTAATGATCAGCGAATCGTTTCATTAGGTGTTCCTGGACAACTTGATTATACAAACGTTGCATATTGTGTTCCAATCACAACTTATGGAACAACTCCTAACCGACTAGCAACTAGTCGAAATCAGAGCACTAAGAGTGATTTTGGACCCATTACAACTGGTAGTTCTTTCCTTACAAGCACAGTGTATAATGGTACAGATGGTCGTCTTTTTGTGAACGGAACACTTGCTTCGTATGAGGGACCTAATTCATCCACTGAAAATTTTGGATATACTACCTATGCAATAGCTACTGGTGCAGGTGGACAAGGTAGTGACTTTTTTAGAGGAGAAATTAGTGAAGTAATTATCTATCATGCGGCTCTCAACACTACACAACGCCAACAAGTAGAAAGCTATCTTGCTTGGAAATGGGGTCTTCAGACATCTTTGCCATCAGATCATACCTATAAATTTGCACCACCTTCCGTATAATCATTTAAAACATCTCCACTATTGATAATAATGCAGCCCTTTGACTATCAAGGATCGATTGTAAATCGGAGCCAACCTACAAAGGTTCTGAGAAAACTTACCAAAACTATTACAATTGATTCAGTCGATCGTGATCCAAATATATTTCTCAGAACTGTTGGAGGTGCGACCTCATCAGATGCAGGTGATTTTGTGGTTTATCTTCCTCGTGTTTACGAGAATATAACGAAGATAAAACTCAAGAATGCAATTATTCAAGCTCCAGTAATACTATCTACTGCAGCAACAACAATAGGATTTCACCCAGCCGATACATATATTCTACTAGGAATTGAAGGAATGAATCGAAAAGATGAAACAGCACCAGGCGCTGATCGTTCTGGTTTTGTTGATTCTTGGTTTGCAAAGATTCCAAACGATTATGGTGTTGCGCTGAGTGGTACAACACTCACAAGTGGTACACAAAGTGCAAGTGTATCAATTGAGTACGTTACAACAACTTCACATGGATTTTTTGTAGGTCAGACTATTTGTATTACTGGTACAAACAATGCAAATCATAATCTTGCATTTGTTCAAGTTGCAACTGTTCCAACTGCAACAACTTTTACAGTTAATGCTCCTACATCTGCTACTATAACTTCTGCAAACGGAACAGCTTTTATTCCAGGTATTTTGTACTACAATGATAGTACGTATGATGAACAAAGTGTAGAGTTTTCTCCTCCAATTGGACGTCTTCAAAGAATGCACCTTACTTTAAGACGCCATATGCCACCATCAAATATTAGTATTTCAAATCCAGTTGGTGCGCCAATTATATTTGGTGCAGCTCAGGCTAATTTCACTTTTGAAATTGAGTATTTGGATAATGGATTTAATGAGTTTTCGTCATTTGAAACTCGTTTAGGACCCTCATCGCAATCGGCGACCTAAGTTTACAAATGTATCCAACGTATACAAAAAGAAGATTCCAGTAAAAATATATAACATCATATCTTGAGAAGAAGCTGCTTCATATCCAGTTCTATTCTGCTCTATCATTCGCAAAATACGATCAAGTTTTAAATCATATGCTTCTCCTTGAAAACTTGGTGGTGCATACGGAAAATCCAACCCTTCATCGTGAGGATAGTATGGATTTGATATTTTTGTTTTTGATGAAGAAAAGTGTTCCCTTGTAGATGGAATACGGGCAGGACCATAATTTACATCTCCTTCGTCATCGGACATAACAATAGGCAACGATTTTGAAAGATCATCGATGCTCTTCTTATGTTTTGCAACAGTTGCGGCTGTTCTATGTATTGGTGTCGGGAATACACGACCCTCCTTTTCAGCGTCACGTTTTTGGTGAGTTGCATCATTTTTTGATGTCATATCATAGTGTTTTTTTGGAAATGCCGATCCCCATACTTCTTCTAAACTAGCCATTCCACTTGTTCACTGATACATAGAAAAATATTAACAGTATCTTCAAACAAATGAAGATTGCACAAACTGAACTATTGATTGTGGGTTGTATAATTGTATATGTAGCTTTCTTTGCTCACCCTCCGCCTGCATTTGTTAAGCTTTTGTTATCGAGTCCGGTAGGGCATGCTGTTCTTCTAGCTGGAATTTTGTATGTTGTTCTTTATCAGAGTGTTATTGTCGCTATTTTCCTTGGAATTGCATATGTAGTTAGTACGACTGGTGTTGTTGAATATTTAGATGAAAAGGAACAGACAGAGAAGAAAGAACCACCTAAGGCTAATGGAATTCCTTCCCCTGCTATAACAGGAATGTTAAATAAATTAATGAAGAAAGGAGATACTCGATTGCCTCAAACTCAAGGAAAATCAGTTACAACAAAACCATCAGCAGTCGTTCCTCCAAAACCAAAGCCATCTCCCAAGATTGAAAACTTTATGAACTTTTGAATAAGAAGATGATTCATAAAGTAGCAACTGATATTGCATCGTCGCCATTTGTGCTTGGAATAATGATGTTAATTACAAATATTGGCAGTCGATACATCACACATGAATTCAGTGACAATGATGACGAATATCAACAAAATATTATTCTCAGAAGATTGGCTGTTTTTGCAGTATGTTTTGTTGGAACACGTGATTTAGTTATATCATTGCTTCTCACAGCTGGATTTATCATTTTGTCTGCAGGAGTATTCCGTGGTAAGTCTGTATATGCACGTGAAGGATTGGAAAATCCTGATCTTGCAATGAGAGCTGCTGCTGGACTAGCGGGGTCCATTGATGCTCCTGCGTATGATAAAGATGTAAAAGCTTTACCCAAATTATAATAATGGGTCATACAAGTTCGAAAGATATGGCAATATGTTTGGTTATATTTAATCCAACAGGCTCGAAGAGAATTATAATGAATTACTTGTATACTCTAAACCAATTTAAGCTGCAAAAGTTACCTGTTTTTACACTAGAAATGGTTTTTAAAAACAGAGAACCTGAAATACCAGATGCATTTCATGTTCATTGCGAATCATTCATGTTCCATAAAGAACGCATGTGTCGTATGCTTGAAACTATGATACCAAGAAAATATAAAAAGTTAGCGTTCATAGATGCGGATCTTTTATTTGCAAATAAAGATTGGTATTATGAAACTTCAAAATTATTAAATACTCATGATGTTGTTCAACCATTTGAAAAGTGTAATTGGCTTGACTTAACATATACTAATATTACACAATCTCGTCCATCTGCATTATTTATGGAAGGTCCAACATTAGATTGGAAATATCATCCTGGTTTTGCATGGGCATTCAGACGAGAATGGTATAAAGAAGTTGGGTTTTTTGATTGGTCTATAAG